TCATTTTTCAAGAAACTCACCATACTCGGTGTAATCTTCAAATAGTTTTTTGTCTAATTCTTCAATGTCCTTTTTTGTATAGTGAACTTTGTTTTCCCAATCACGATGTAGTGATTTAAAAAACTTAGGTGGTTCACTTTCTTCTAATTCTGCCAAGAATCTATGTCTTGACTTAATTTGTTCTTCTAAAGCCTTGATGGAAATTTCGGTAAATTTGTTGTTGTGGATTTCCATTAAGTCTAAAAGCTTTTTATTTATTTCCTGTGATTCTTTTAAGGCTTCTATTAGTTCTTCCTTAGACATCTTTTCATAGTCCATGTAAATCACTCCTTTTTTTAAATTCGTAAACATTATACCATAAAAATGGAAATTCGGCACAAAAGGTCACTTATTTTTTATAAAAAAAATGAAATAATACCTAATAGGGTGATTGATATGAAAGAATATAATTTCAATAAAAACATCAAGTCAGTCATTTGTCAGAATATTAAAAAGTACAGAAACGAAAAGAATGTAAGACTGATGGATTTAGCTGAAGCTGTGGATGTAACTCTTGATCATTTAAAAAGAATTGAATCTGAAAATGACAGAAATAATATATCATTAACAACCCTATATAAGATATCCATAGTTTTAGATGTTAGTATTGAAAAATTTTTTGAAGAATAAAGAGATATGAAAATAAAGTCATATCTCTTTTAATTTTAATGGATTTTCTTCAACTATTTCTAGTTTATATTTTTCTTTCAATATTTGTTTCATATCAGTAATAACTTTATCAGTATTTTCAAAATCGCTATTGAAAACATCAGCTGCCGAATTAAAATGTTGTTTTAATGATGACTTACCAAGTACATCTAGTTCATAACTTCTTGCTATATAAAATGCTATATAAGATGCTGCAACATTCTCTTCAATATAATGTTCGCAATCAAGCACAAATCTATTTTGATTTATTTCATCATACATAAAATTTATCCTCCTAGCTTTTATATATCACTCTTTTTTTATTAAAAGTCAAGTGATGATAAAAGCTATTTTTTTTTGTTTATAGGTTAAAAATCGCATACTAATTTTTGACTGTTATTTAGGAGGTAATAGTCAATGGATGAAATACAAAGACAAAAAATTAGAAAGTTAAGAAGTCAAGGATATGGGTATTTAAGAATATCATCTTTGTTAGAAATTTCTCCAAATACAATTAGATCCTTTTGTAAAAAGGAAAATATAGCAGGATACATTAAAACTGGAGAACAATTAAGAGGAAAAGATAATCTCCAAGTGTGCAAACAATGTGGAAAGAAGTTCTACCAAATAGCAGGAAGGAAAAATAAAACATTTTGTTCAGATAGTTGTTGTAAGGTTTATTGGACTCTTCATAAAGATAAGCAACGTAGGTTAATTCCTCAAAAGTATAACTGCATCATTTGCAATAAAGAATATTTTGAATATCCATCAAGGAATAGAAAGTATTGTTCCAGGGAGTGTTACTACATAAGCAAACGCAAGGTGGTGGACTTCGATGAAAATTAAAAATGAGATAGCATATCAAATAACTATGAATTACTTAAAAGATATGCTTGAAAAGAAGATTATTTCAATTGAAGAATACAATCAAATGATGGCTGAATTTAAAAAGAAATATACACCAAAAGTTAGCCATTTATTCTTTGAAATAGCCCAATAACACTTGATATATACATCATTTAGAGTGATATATAGTAATGGAAAATTGGAGGTGTATGATGCGTAAAATAACAAAATTAGAAACAAAAAAAATAGACCTTCCTAAACTTAAAAGAGTAGCTGCCTATGCAAGAGTATCTGTTGAAAGAGGTAGAACGCTACATTCTTATTCTGCTCAAGTTAGTTATTACAACGAACTAATACAAAAAAATCCAGAATGGGAATTTGCAGGAGTTTATGCTGATTTAGGTATAAGCGGTACTGGTATAGAAAAGCGTAATGACTTTAAGAGGCTGTTGCAAGATTGTGAGGAAGGCAAGATTGATATTATTCTTACAAAGTCTGTTTCAAGGTTTGCCAGAAACACTGTTGACCTTCTAAAAGTAGTAAGGCATCTGAAGGAACTAGGCATTGAAGTTAGATTTGAAAAAGAAAACATAAATTCATTAACTGGTGATGGAGAACTTATGCTTTCGATACTAGCTTCTTTCGCTCAAGAAGAAGTTATTTCTACAAGTAACAACATTAAATGGTCTATAAGAAAAAAATTTGAAAGTGGAAGACCTCAATGCAGATATAAGATTTATGGATATCGTTGGGATGGAGATAATTTAGTAATAGAACCAGAAGAGGCAAAAATAGTAAAGCTTATATTCGAGATGTATTTAAATAAAGTATCAGCTGAAAGAATGGAGATAATTCTAAAGGATATGGGTGTGATTGCTACAAATGGAGGATACTTTAACATTGGAACTATTAGAGATATGCTTAAAAATATAACTTATACTGGAAACTTATTGTTACAAAAATGCTATACACCAAATCCTTTGGTAAGAAGAAAGAAAGCAAACAATGGACAACTTCCAAAATACTATGTCGAGAATAACCACGAGCCAATAATACCTTTGGAAATGTTTATGCAAGTTCAAGAAGAAAGAGAAAGAAGAAAAGCAGAAGGTCAAAGAGCTAATTTCGGTAAAAATATAACTTGCTTTTCCTGCAGAGTTAAATGTCCAATATGTGGTAAGAACTATATGAGAAATTCAAGTTCTAGGAGGTCTAATGGTACAAAGGCTCATATTTGGACTTGCGGTACAAGACTAACTGGTGGATCAAAAGCCTGCAATGGAAAAAATATAAATGAAATTGCACTAAAAAGGGTATCAGCTAAAGTTCTTGGATTAGATGAATTTGACTCAAATGCATTTGATGAACAAATAGAAAAAGTAATAGTAATTGGTGATGATATTTTAGAATTTCATTTTAATGATGGAAGGATAATAAGTGAAAAATGGGAGTTTAACGGCAGGAAGGAATATTGGACAGAGGAAAGAAGAAAAGAACGAGGAGAAAGGCTAAAAAAGATTTGGAGGGAGAAAAATGACAAAAAAAGTAACAACAATACCAGCGTTATTAAATAAGCAATCCACAAATCAAGTTGGAGCAATAAAAAAGAGAAGAGTTGCTGCATATGCCAGAGTTTCAACTGACCAAGAAGAACAATTAACAAGTTATGAGGCACAGGTTGATTATTATACAAATTACATTAAATCAAGAGATGATTGGGAATTTGTTGATGTTTATACTGATGAAGGTATAAGTGGTACATCTACCAAGCATCGTGAAGGATTTAATAAAATGGTTAAATCAGCATTAGATGGAAACATTGATTTAATCATCACGAAGTCTGTTTCAAGATTTGCTAGAAACACAGTAGATAGTTTAACAACAATAAGAAAACTAAAAGATATAGGATGTGAATGCTATTTTGAAAAAGAAAATATATGGACATTTGATGGCAAGGGAGAATTATTACTTACAATAATGAGTTCGTTAGCTCAAGAAGAAAGTAGATCCATATCCGAGAATGTTAAATGGGGACACAGAAAAAGATTTGCAGATGGCAAAGTGTCAGTGCCATTTGGTAATTTCCTAGGTTATAAAAAAGGAGAAGATGGAAACCTTGTTATTGATGAAGAACAGGCAGTAATTGTAAGAAGAATATATCGAGAATTTTTATCTGGTTCATCATCAGTTGCTATTGCAAAGGGGTTGACTAATGATGGAATAGAGACTCCAGGGCATAAACAAAAATGGTATGCTACAACTGTTAGGAGCATCCTTACGAATGAAAAATATAAAGGTGATGCATTACTTCAAAAGCATTATACCGTTGATTTCTTAACTAAAAAGCAAAAGATAAATAATGGAGAGGTGCAACAATACTATGTTGAAAATAACCATCCAGCAATTATAGAACCAGATGTATTTGAAATGGTAAGATTAGAAATTGATAGAAGACTAATGCTTAAGGGTAAGTATAGTGGAACTGATATTTTGACAGCTAAACTTAGATGTGGAGAATGCGGTGGGAGTTATGGAGCTAAGGTCTGGCATTCAAACGATAAATATAGAAGGATAATGTATCAATGCAATATGAAGTATTCTGGAAAAGAGAACTGTAAAACTCCAGCAATAAGAGCAGAAGATGTTGAAAACAGATTCGTAGATGCAGTTAATACGCTAATTAAGAATAAAGATGAAATAGTTTCAAACTTGGAAATGGTGCTAGATACGATATGCAATAAAAAAGAGTTATCTGAAGAAAAAGAAAAATTGGAAAGAAGTCTTACTGAACAAGTAGAAAAAATACAAGACTTGATTGAAATAAATTCTAGAGTAGCTCAAAACCAAGAAAAGTATAAAAAAGAATATGATGAACTAATTAAGGAATATGAAGAAACTAAAAATAAGTATGAACAATTAGAAATTGAGTCATCTAGAAAAGCTGCTAGGCATCAGACAATAAAGGATTATATAAATACTTTAAAGAAACAAGATAAACCTTTAATGAAATTTGATGGACTGATGTGGGGAAGTTTGTTGGAGAGTGCAACAATAAAAGACAAGGATACTATAGTATTTAGATTTAAAGATGGAACAGAAATAAATGGATAAAATTAATTAATGAATTTTAGGAGCAGATGTAAAAATTTGCTCTTTTTATGATATAATAAGATCACAGATAAATAGTAATTTGTAAAGGAGGTATTTATGGGAATAGAACATTCGCAAAATTATTTACATAGTAAACAACTTGTAGCGACTTTGTTATCAAAGAGTAATATTTGTAACGACGATATTATAATTGAGATAGGTCCTGGAAAAGGAATTATTACCATTGAACTTGCAAAAAAA